CCCCTCCTAATCCGCCGCACCGAGTTCGATGCTGCTGCCCACTTCGTTCCCCCACACGTCCCAGCCGAGCCGATGCCGCCGGCTGAACAGTTCCAGATACGGACCGGGGCTCACTTGCTCCACGAGGTCAAGAAAGTGCTCGGGCTTGGCGCTGTGCTGCCGTCTGCGCCATTCCCACCAGTTGCGGTCCTGGCGCGTCTTGGCGGGCAGGGTGCCGCGTCGGCAGAACAGCACATGCTCGGTGCAGATGGGGAAGGTGGGGAAGCCGCCTGCGCCCCTCGGCACCTTGCACCACGTCAGGAGCGTCGAGTAGGTAAAGCCCCACCGCTCCACGATGCCCCAGGCGAAGCGTAGGTGCGTGTTCGTCGTCCACAGATAGAGATGCGCGTCGGCCTCGGCCAGGTCGCCTATCGGCAGCGCGGCCACTTCCTCGACGCTCATGGTCGCGTAGGGCACCGTAGAGCGGCGGGCGCGCTCGCTGGCGAATCCCGGCAGCGTTGTCTTGTAGCGCCACGGCGGGTCGGCCACAATCGTCCGGTACTTCACCCCGTCCTCCTACTCCGCCGCCCGCTGAATCTGCTTGGAAACATCCTCGCACCCGTCGCGCTCATGCCCGCCCCTCCTCGCCCGTGGCCGCGCGTAACTCCTGCAGCACGCGCCAGAGGTCGCGGAACACCTCGGCCGGGTAGTCGTCCGCCACCGGGGCCAGTGCCGCCCGCGCTTCCGCCGCGTCCAGCGCCGCCCGCAGCCGCGTGTTCTCGATAGTCAGCGCCGCGTTCACGGCGTGCTGCTCGGCCAACTGCTCGCGCAGTATCGCGACCTCCCGCACAAGGTCATCACCCGCCGCACACTCCTCCGCTTCGTTGTGTCGTGCCTCGGCCAGCGCCGCCCGCAGTCGCGCAACTTCTGCTTGTAGTTCCGCCTCGCTCGCACCCACCCCGCCCGTCGCGCTCATGCCCGCCCCTCCGCCGCCGCCCGCTGGTGCGCCAGCGTCCCCGCGACCGCCCGCCGGCTGACCTCGTTCCAGCTTGTTGCCGGGCCTTCCGGACAATCGCAGTGCGCCTGACACTTCAGACAACTGAGGCACCGCACCAGCCCCCAGCCCCACTGGTCCCTGGCGCAGTCGCAGGCGTAGCCAATCGCCAAGGGGCCGGTCGTCGTCAGCCCCGCGCCGCAGCAGGCGCAGGCGGGGGGCGTGGTGCCGGCGGTCGCACTCATTCCGTAGCCGCCGGCACGAGGGCGATGCTGCTGCCCACCTCATTGCCCCACACATCCCAGCCAAGCCGGTGACGACGGCTGAACAATTCCAGGTATGGTCCGGGGCTGACTTGCTCCACCAAGTCGATGAAGTGCTCGGGCTTGGCGCTGTGTTCGCGCCTGCGCCAGAGCCACCAATTCCTCGGCACACGCGAGAGCGGGGGGAGGCTGCCGCGTCGGCAAAACAGCACGAACTCGGTACAGGTGTTGAAGGTCGGGAACCCGGAGAAGCCGCGCGGTGCCTTGCACCACACCAGCGGCGTCGAATAGGTGAAGCCCCACGCCGCGACAATCCCGAACGCATGTGGCAAGTGCGTCCCGGTCGTCCAGAGATACAGATGCGCGTCGGTGGCGGCGAGGTTGCCAACGGGCAAGGCGGCGATTTCCTCGACCGAAAGTGTGGCATAGGGCACGCCCGAGCGCGGTGCCCTGAGCGAACCAAAGCCCGGCAGCGTCGTCTTGTAACGCCAGGGTGGGTCACAAACGATGGTGTGATAGCGCATCCCCGCCGCCGCGTTCACCACGGGGCCGTTTCCGACCAGTGATAGTACTCGCCTTCCCGCAACAGGGCGCTCATGAGGTCCATCGACACGTAGGGGTCGAACGGCGAGCCCCAGATGCCGAAGCGTTCCTGCGCCCAGAAAAATGTCGAGGGAATGAACTGTGCGAGTCCAGATGCACCAGACGATGCGTTGTACGCCCCGCTTTGCCAGCGGCTCTCCCTCCCGATAACGATATCGGCAAACACCGGGTCAGGGGAGGTGGCGTAGAGGTGCGCGTGGAGCGGCCCCCGAGGCGCAACGCCGCACGTCGGGCACAGCCCCGCCGCCTCGGCCCGCTGCGGTCGTGCCCCCGCCGCCACCAGCCCGGTGGCGGTCGCCAGCACCAGGCCGCTCGCCCGGCGCACGAAAGCCCGTCTGGTCAGCCGCTGGTCCGTCATGCGTCTCTCCTCCCTGCCCGCTCGGCCATCGAGCGGTAGTCGATTGCTGCGCGGGTCAGTCGCCGCGCATACACCGGGTCGTCGGCCCGCGCCGCCAACGCCCGGTACTCGGCCGCCAGCCGCAGGAAGCGGGCGGCCGTCTCCGGGTCCACCGGCTTTTCAGCGTGCCCCGCGCCCTGCACGCGCTCCCCGAAGCCCCTGGCCCGCGCCCGGCAGGCGTCGCAGTACTTGCTGTAGCGCACCCGGCGCTCGTTGACGTGGACGTAGCCCGTGAACGTCGCGCCGTGGCCGTCGCCCGTGTCGGTCAGGCCGCAGGAGGCGCAGGCGCGGGGCGTGGGGTTACTCGCCATCGGGCACCGCCGTCAGGGTCAGCAGCACCGTCGCGCTCCGCTCCTTGCTCCACGTCAGCGCGCCAAACGCGATTTGGCTATCGTTGGCGACGATGCCGGCATCCTCCAGACCATCGATGCTCGCCTTCATGGCCTCAATGACCGCGCCCGCGTCCGACCGCTGTTGCCTCGGGCGCGGGCAGACCGTCACGTCGAGCCTGACGCGCCCCGTGGGGAACAGCGGGCGCTTGAGCGCGTCGGGATACCCGGCCAGCGCGGCGTAGGCGCACAGCGCGGCGTCGTGGCGCTGCTGGCGCGTGTGCCGGGCGAGCGCCTGGTGGTGCAGCCGGCGGCGCACGTTCGCCGACAGCCAGGGCACGGGGAGCGGCAAGGCGATGGTGATGGTCCGGGCGTCTGCCGTCATCGCCCGCCCGCCTCCGCGCCCAGCAGGGCCGCGAACGCCTCGACGGTCAGCGCGCCGAGGAAGGGGCCACCGACGTGGCGCGCGAGATAGTCCCAGTGGGTCGCGGTCCAGGCGGCACCGTCGAGGACGATGAACGTGGGCACGCCCGTCGTGTGGATGCACTCCAGCACAAACGCGAGTTTCTGGTCGGCCGACCCCGACACCCCCTGCCAGCGGCCCACCACGGCGAGCCCTCGGGGGTAGGCGGGGAGGTCGCGTATGAGCACGTCGCAGCGGTACGGCCCGCCGAACGGGGACTTGCCGAGTTCGTACTTGCGCCAATACTCCACGCGGGCGTGCAGGCACAGCGCCGCCAGGCGTGCGCCGAGGTCGGCGTTGTGCTCGTGGGCTGCGGAACCGGGGCCGGGCCTCGTCGCTGTTGTCGCCATCACGCAATCTCCTGCTACTCCGCCGCCCGCTGCACCCGGCGGCAAACGTCCTCGTACTCGGCCAGCAGTTGCAGCCAAACGTCCTCCCAGCGCCGCGCCTCGTCCTGGTCGCCCGCCCGCATCTCGCGCTCGATGCGCTCGTACCCCGTCTCTAGCCGCTTGTAGAGGGCATCCCGCCGCCCGTCCAGCGTCGTTGCCTCGGCCATCACGCACGCTCCTCGTCTATCGAATCCCACGGGTCGAGCGGGGGCGCGTCGGTGCGGTAACTCACCGGCCCCAGGTCGCTGTACCGCCCGGTCGCCTTGTCGAAGTAGAGCGGCACCATCCCGACCTCGCCGCACTCCCTGAACCGCACCTTCTGCACATGCACCTGCGTCGGGGCGCTCTCGTCGGTCGGGTCGCGCCACACCACCACGCCCATGTCGGCCTTGTTCCGCCAGTTCGCCGTGCCGCTGATGTCGTAGAGGGTCGGCACCGGGTACTGCCCGTCGCGGTCCTTCACCAGCTTGGTCGGGTGGGCGACGATCCAGACGTGCAGCTCGTGCCGCCGCGCGAAGTTGCGAATCTTGGTCAGCGCCTGGCCGATGTACTCCGTCTCGGTCATGCTCGGCGGGCGGCTGTGCTCGATTTCGTTCCACGGGTCGATGACCACGCCACGCACCCCGTAGCGCAGCACCGCCGCCCTGGCCCGCCGTAGGATGCCGTCGATGGTGAATTCGTCATCGGGCGGGAGGATGAACCAGAAGCGCCGCGCCAGCCAGTCGCGCGCCTCGGCCAGTTCGTCCGGGGTGAGGCGGGCGCGCGGCCCGGCCCCGAACGGCTTGCGCGCCCGAATCTGGATGAGTTGGGCGGCGTGGCGTTCGAGCGGCTGGTTCTCGGGAGAGCAGACCGCGAACCGCCAGCCCGCCCGCTCGGCCAGCCCCACCAGCAGCCAGTCCAGCAGCGCGCTCTTGCCGTGCCCCGGCACTCCGGAGAAGACCGACCACTGCCCCGGCTTGACGGTGTAGTGCCGCGCCAGCGCCGCCGAACCGGGGTGCTCGCCCGCCGTCAGCCCCTCGGCGTAGAGCCGGTCGATGCGCTCGGCCAGGTCGTCCACCCCCAGCAGCCCGGCGATGGGCACCGGGCGGGCGGCGTCGATGCAGGCGGCCAGCGCCGCTGCCCCATCCCGCCGCAGCACATCGTTCGCGTCCTTGCAGCCCGCCGGCCACGCCACCAGCGCGCACCGCTCGGGACCGAGGCGGCGCACCAGCTCGTCCCGCAGTCGGCGGCCGGGTGCGTCGGCGTCGGTGGCGATGACGTGCCGCTCGACCGCGCCCAGCGTGGCCGCGTCGGCGTTGAGGTAGCCGAACTGGCGCTCGTAGTTGCGCGCGTCGGCCGGCGGCGCACCGTTCGGCACCGAGACGCAGGAGGTCACCCCTGCGGCGGCGCAGGCCAGCTTATCGAACTCGCCCTCGACCCAGACCAGCCGTGCCGGGTCGATGTCATCCAGCCCGTAGAGGCACAGTTCCGCACCCTTCTCCAGGCGAAACGCCTTCGCGATGGTGCGGTATTTCACGTTGACCACCGCGCCATCCCGCAGGTAGGGGAACGCCATCGCCCAGACCTCGCCCGCGGTCCCCGGCATCCAGACCTTGCGGGCCTCCACCTGTGCGGCGACGCTGATGGCGGTGGGGATGCCGCGCTCGGTGACAATCCAGCCGTGCGCCTTCGCGGTAGGCATACTTGCCGCCACGGCGGGACGGTAAGCCGGGCGCTGCGGGGCGGGCCGGGGTGGCGGCGGTGCGCCGTAGCCGTCAGCGTCCGGGGCCAGCCCGCCGGTCCAGCCGCAGTGGTGGCAGACCCAGGTGCCCTTGTCCACGTTCACCGCCAGGCAGCGGTCATGCTTCTTGGCCCGCTGCGAGCTGCACTCCGGGCAGGTCACGCGCACCTCGCCGCTCGTCCCCGGTGGTACGTCGATGCCGTGCGCTCCCCAGTCCTGGCGCATCAAATCACCACCTTGCCTTTCGCCGCCGTGTTGAGGTCGGCCTGGCCGTTGCGCCCGAAGCGGGCGTCGGTCTTGTGTCGCTTGACCATCCCCGCCAGGTAGTCGTGCGGATCGTCGCTAATCCGCTGCTTCGAGGCGTCGATAATCAGGTCCATGAGCTTGCCGCCGCTGTTCAGTCCCTTCGCCATTGCTCCAAGCCGCCGGTAATCCGGTTCGCCACCGAGGAGCAAGCTGAACAACTCACCAATGACGGCAGTCTTGTTGGGTGCCTCCTGGTACTTTCGCTCAAACCGTTCGCGGAGGGTGCCGCTTGCGGCGGAATCGTGAGATTCCGTACTCTTTGCTTTACTTGCTTTTGTGGTCCCCTGATTAGTAGACACTTTGTCTACTGATTGGTAGACACTTGACCCCCGATTGGTAGACACTTTGGCTGGGTCAGGTGTCCCCTGATTAGTAGACACTTCGGGCGGGTCGTCATCGAGCCAGCGGGTGTAATCCTTCTGGATGCCGAACTGCTTCGGGTGGTGGTCGTCTCCCCAGGCGACAAGAATGTGCCGCTTCACCAGCCGGCCCAGCTCGCGCGACACGAGCTTCTTCGGCAGTCCGGTGGCCTCGCAGAATTGCACCAGGGCGATTGTGTCCATCTTGCGGTTCCATCCGTAGGTCTTGCGAATCACCACCCAGAGGAGGCGGAACTGCGTGCCGTTGAGGCTGGTCCGGGAGAACGCCTCGGTAAGCTCGTTGGCGACGGGACTGTGCCCGTGCTCCTTCTGGGGGTTCGCCATCGCTAGCACCGCTCCCCATCCTTCAGCAACACCGTCGTGCGTAGCGTTTGTCTGAGGAGACGGAGGTACAGCCCGCGCCGCTTCTGCCTAGCGCGCTCGCGGTCGGTCGCCGGCAGTTCGGCGGTAGCATCGAGCACCACGGCATAGTCCTCGCCAAGCTGGGCGAGCACGTCGGCCACAGCCACGACATCGCGCATGCGGTCAATCGGGGTGAGGTGCTTCATGAACGCGCGCCTCCGCGCCGGATGGTCGGGCCGGTCGTGGTCAACCAGCCCGCTGCCGCGGCGCGCTGGCCTTGCGCTGCTCGTCAATCTTGCGCTCGATTTCGGCCAGCGCCTTGTCCACCTCGACCGTCTGCGCGTCGGTCAGGTTGTCCCAGTCGTCTTGGAGGTGCTTCGCGATGTCCCGGTGGCGCTCGCCCGCCTCGAACATCTGGTAGGCGGCGATGATGCGCGCCTCAATCGTCGTGTCGCTGTAGGTGGACGCCCGTGCGGGCGGCGATGGCTTGCGGTCGCGCGGGCTATCCACGATGCGGTCGCCCTCGTCCAGTTCGTCGCCCACGAATTGCGTGCCGTAGCCCAGTTGGGCGAGCGCCCGGCCTAGTGCCTTCGTCGCGGCCTTCTCGATGTAGTCACCGAAGTCGCGCGGCGTCTCGCTGCCGTAATCGGTGGCGCTGCCGCCGCCGGGGATGCTAACCGTGGCGCGAAAGATGGCCTGGTCGGGGCCAATCTCGATGTGCTCGATGCTGGTGGTGGCGTCGGGATGTTCGGAGCGCAGCCACACCAGCCGCCACTTCACGTCCAGATATTCGGCGGTGCCACCCTTGCCCTTGATGTTGCGGAGGAACTTCGCGGGGTCGAAGGTACCAGTCTTGTCGCTCATGCCGCCGCCAGGGTGCGCGCGGCTAACCACGCCGCCGCGAACAGTTCCGCTTCGGTGACGACGGCGACCCAATCCCAGCCGCGAGGGATGATGGCGTGCCGGTCGGGACGGACACCGCAATGCGCGCGGAGCGGCACGTTGCCGGTGGGGATGGCGGGGTGTTGCGGTGGGACGTGCGAACCATGCGTGGTCACGAGGGGGAAGTGGCCGTGCGTATTACGCGCGCGATGCCAGTCGTAACACTGCCCGCAGAGGCCGCGCTTGCGGTAGCACTTGTTGGCGCGATTCCCCCCGCACCAGAACCCACCCGTGCTGCCGCAGTCGCGGCATTCGGGGTACAGGCCAGCATCGTGGTCGTCGCGCGGTCGTGGTCGCGGTGCCATGTCGTCCTCCTCCGTTGGCGTCGGGATACCGCCGGTCGTCACACGACGCCGGGTGGTTGGTGGTTGGTGGCTACAGGGCGCGCAGGGAGACGAGGGCCAGCCCCAGGATGACGAGCGCGAGGCAGCAAAAAAAGCCGGACAGGAACGCGCGCAGGCCCTTGCCGTCCGCGACGACCTCCTCCGCGCCGTCTTGCCTTCCAAGCAGGTAGGCCGCCGCCGCGTAGTCCTCGCGCTGGAGCGCCGCCAGCGCCCCGGTGCGCGAGGCCATGCCACGTAGCCTGTACCCGCAGTGCGTCAGTAACTGGCGAGGCGTGTGGCCGGGGTCGTGCTCCCAGAGGAGCGCGTCGGCCAGGCGCTGGGCCGCCGGTGTGACCACCGCTGCCGCCAGGATGGCGGTGCTATCGTCGGGGTCATTCGTTGGTGGGATGTGGGTGAGGGTCGCCCGTGCCCGCCCGACCCAGGCGGCCTCGTCAAGCTCGCTCATCGTTGCTGCTCCTTCGTCGGCGTGACGGTCAGGCGCACGAGGCTGCGCCGCGCGTTGTCGCGCTGCCACCCCAGGCGCCGGCATCCGATGCAGTAGCGCCTGCCGCGATGGACGTAGGTGTTCTCGGGCGAGATGGGGTGGCCGTGTTTGCAGTGTGTCCTTGGCTGGCGCGGGTTCGCCTCCCGCTGCTGCGCTGCCCGCTGCCGACTTTCCTGCCGATGGCACTCCCGGCATCGCCGCTCGCCATTCGCGTCGCGGTAGACGTTCGCGCCCTCGTAGGGATGCCCGTGCGGGCAGTGCGTCTTCTTCGCGTTGATGCCACCGAAACCCACGCCGCGCAGGGCGTTCTCGCGGTGGGTAACCGGCTCCAGGTGCGCGGGATTGCAACACCCGCGGTTTCTACACAAATGGTCCAATTCCAAGCCGGCGGGGATTGGCCCGACCAGGAGTTCATAGGCGATGCGGTGCGCGCCGACCGGGCGCTTTTGCACCATCAGCCGGCCGTAGCCATCGGGACCAACGCACGCGCGCCAGCGCCAGCAGCCAGCAGGCCCCGCCGACATGTCCACCTTGGTCCAGAAACGGTCGGCAACAGCGACCTTCTGCGCTGCATACAGGCAGGCGCGCGAGCAGTACTTCTGGTCCTGGTGTTTCGTGGCGAACGTTGCCCCGCAAGGGCACACGCCAGGGTGGAGGTTCATGCGCCCTCCTTGACCGGTGTGACGGCGAGGCGAATGAGGAATCTATGGCCCTCCCAACGCACGTCGAGTGTCCCAGCCACTTCATCCGCGGTGGCCGCTTGAATATCGCCGGAGGTTTCCATGGCCCAAGCGAGTAAACTGGCGCACCACATACGGAGCTCTAAGCAACTCAGCACGACCGTCGGCTGAGGCACGGGCGGCGTGGTGGTCTGTGTCATCCTGTCACCGTGGCCCGCGCGAGACGCGCCGTGCGCCACGCGGCCTGTCGCCGGTTCAGCGCCCGCCGCGCCCATCCGGCCTTGCGGATGAGCGTGCTCGCCGCGCGGGTCCGGTGGCAGTGCTCGTAGCGTTGTCGCGCGCGGTCCCAGGCGAGCGGGGTGGCGCACGTCGGGCAGAGCGGGCGCCTCATGCCGCACCCCGCCGCTCGTTGATTTCCTCCCCGCAACTGCCCCAGGCCAGGCGGTCGGTCGCCGTCAGCTCCCCCGCCGCGCACTTCTCGGCGTACTCGCTGTCCAGCATGGCAAGGCGCAGACTCGACAGCTTGGCCGCGCGCTCGCGGTAGTGCGCGCCGAGCAGCACCGGCAGCCCGTCCGTCATCCCGCAGCGGCCCCGCGTGCGGTAAGCCCAGCAGGTGCAGGACGGTTCCTCGCCTCCGGGACCACTCCAGCAATCGTGTGTCACGCCCGTTTGGCTCGCGGACGGGATGGTCCAATGATGGCGCAGGCCGTGGGATTCGCTCACCAGGGAACCCCGGTAGGTTGCTCGGGCTGGGCAGTGGCCTTCCGTCGGTGCGACCCAGCCAGCAGGGCCGGGCGCGTCAACGCCCGGCCCCTGCTCAGTGCGGTCAATGGTGCTCGCGGTGCTGCTCATGGTATAACTCCTCGGTGTCTGGTTGGCAGAAATCAGGCGGCGGGCTTGTCCTCGGGGGCTTCGTGACGGAAGTCCCCCTTTTTCTTGTGTGCCCGCTTCTCCCGCTGGAGTTGGGCATTCAACTCACGGTGCGCGCACCGTCGTTCGACCAGACTCAACAGGCTGCGCTGGCGGACTCCGTGCGCCAGCACCTCGTGGATTAGCTCCAGGTCCGAGAGCTCCTCATCGCGTTCCATGCAGTTCCTCGTGCGTGTACAGACCGGCCTATCGCCCTGATAGGCTCGTAGTTAATCAGCCGCTTCTCGACCAACGGCAGTTGTGGACGTAGGGAGACTGGGGGTAGGTGTGCCCATGGGCGGGAGCGTCAATCTGTACGCCGCCCATGTCGTGCCGCGCGCCGCGAGGATGCGGTCGATGGCGGGGGCGAGGCGGCGGTCGAGTTCGCGCAGGCAGCGGATGGTCTCGGCGTCGTGCGGGTCGAGCATCAGGCCACCTGCTCGGCCGGCGAGGCTGGCGCGGCGATGGCGTCGGCGTAAATCGCCCGCCCGTACTCCTCGGCAGCTTCGGGGAACGCCCGCATGAACCCGTCGTGTACCTCGTTGCCCGCGCGGCGATGGCCGTTGTACACCTGCGACAGCGTTGACTCCCCGATATCGAGGAGCGTGGCGTAGTCGCGCAAGCGCCTGGGGCCTTGATATTTCCTGAGCACCTTGACGACGTGCATCTTGCCTCCTGTGGGGTGCCTGCTGCCGCGCTTACTCTACACCCGGCGATTCGCAAATGCAAGGGGGCGCGGGGGTTGCGTTTGTCGCGTCTGGTGTTTTGCGGTGCGCTGCCCAGGCGCGCTGGTTGCGCTGGCGGCAAGCGCGGCAATGCCGTTGGCGTCCGTAGCGATAGAGATTGTCGCCGGCGAGCGGGTGGCCGTGGTCGCAGACGGTCTTGCGCGCATTCAGCGCGGCGAGCGAGTAACTGCGGCGGTTGTTCTCGCCCTGTGTCACGACGTCAAGGTGGTCCGGATTGACGCACGCCCGATTGCGGCAGCGGTGGTCGATATGCATTCCCGCAGGGATTGGGCCGATAAGGAGTTCCCACGCCACGCGGTGCGCGCCGCGCGGGCGACCGTTGAGGCGGTAGGTGCCGTATCCGGTGGGGAGACGCGCGCCGGTCCATTCCCAGCAATCGCCCGTTGCATCGACCTTCGCCCAGAAACGCGCGGGATGGCCCGGTTGGGGGGGGATACCGCCGTGCTGGCCCAGCAGCGTGCAGGCTTTGCAGCGCGCGGTCAAGCCGTGTTTGCCACGGTTGTGCTTCGTGTAGAAGGCATCGAGGGGCTTGGTTTGCCGGCAGTGCGAACAGACTTTTGTGGCAACGGGTACACTGGACATGTCGGCGTCCTCCTGTGACGTTCGGCCACGCCTCCGGCTGCGAACGACAGCGCGGAGGCATTGCAATTGCACCAGGGGAAGTGTACCACATCCCCGTCGCCCGCCGCCGCCGCGTCCTCGGCCTCGCCCTCGCGGACGGCAACCTGACCGAGGACGACTACCGCCCGCGCCTCGCCGCCCTCTTAGCGGAGGAGGCCGCGCTGCCCACCGCCAGCGTCCGCACGGCCGCCCTCGCCGAGCGGGTCGCGGCGGCGCAGGCCCTCTGGCCGGACCTGGCGGCGCAGGAGCGGAACGAGATTTTGCGGGGAATCGTGGTGCGTATCGTGATTACCGGGCCGGACCTGGACATTGTGCCGATTCCCGAGTTGGCAACATTGCTTGTCCAATGCCCTTGACACCCCCATGCACGTCGTATACAATGTGTATGTGAGGGTGAGGCGAACGGGCCGAGCCGAGCGACGAGAGGGGGCCACGCATGAGCAACGAGCAGGCGCTGGGGAGCTGGTTGACCGAGCAGTTCGCGGGCACGCGCGAGGAGCGGGCGTTCTCGTTCGCGACCATGATTACCGACGCCGAGGAGGCGCAGACCCCGGCAGAGCGCGAGCAGCGCGCGATTGCCTACGCCTACGACCGGGCACGCTCCCTCTGCGAGCAGGCCATCGCCAACGGCGGGATGCACGAGTCGTACATGGCCGAGGCCGAGCAGCAGTTCCGCGTCGTCCGCGCCGCCCTCATGGCCCAGATGGGACCGCAGGTATGACCACGACCAGACAGGGCCCCACCATCCGCGTCGCCCCGCTCACTCCCGCCGAGCGTGGGGCCATCAACATCCTGACCACCGAGGAGCGGAAGGCGGCGCTGCTGGACGCGGCACGACGCAAGGCGGCGGTACTCGTCAGTCAGGCCACCACGAAGGAGCAACAGCCATGAGCAGCCACACCATCGAGCGCCGCGCGCGCGGCTGGTACGTCGTCGGCGTCCGCTGCCCCGATGGCGTCTCCCGCGACGTGGGACCATTCCCCACCGCCTCCCGCGCCGCCACCTGGGCGCTCCTCCACATCGGCTAGCCCGCACCCCCCACCCCACTTCCCGCACCACCGCTGGGCAAATCGGGCCCAGCGGTGGTGCACACGTCCAGGGTCGCGTTGACGACCACTAGCGCACACCTTGTCCACCCTTTGCACAGCTTCTGCGCTTGACGCGCGCCCGCCCGTGCCCTATGGTTATGTTTAGGGCTAAACTGTCGCGGGAGGGGCAACGACTTTGCCGGCGAACCGCACCCTGACACCGGACGCGCTCACTTGCCGCGACAAGGCGGTCTGCGACGGGTTTGCCGCCGGCGCGACGCGCAAGGCGCTGGGCGAGAAGTTCGGCATCACCAAGGAACGCATCGGGCAAATCCTCAACCAGCCCGGCGCGATTCACTACCTCGCGCAGCAGGCCGGCAACACCAAGGCGCTCATCTTCGCCAAGTCCGGCGAGGAAATCCTGACCCGCCTCGACTGGGGTGGCATGAAACTGGGCGACCTCCTCGCCATCTGGAAAGCGGCCATGCCCCAGGAAGTCACCATCAAGGACGACCAGGCCGCCATCGACGCCGCCGCCGCCCGCCTGGCCGAGCGCACCGGCATCCCGAAGGACCGGGCCATCGTGGATATTCGCGAGCGGCTGCGAGAGCGGGTGAGCTAGGTGAGCGCGCTGGCGGTCATCGAGGGCGAACTGGCGGCGCTGTACGCCTGGGAGCGCAGCACCCTCGACGCCACCCCGCGCTGGCAGCCCCGCCCCGAGCAGACCCCGCCCCCCGGCGACTGGCGCGTCTGGCTGTTCATGGGCGGGCGCGGCGTTGGCAAGACCAGGGCCGGGGCCGAGTGGACGATCGCCTCGGCCCGCGACTTCCCGCTCGTGAACATCATCGGCCCCACCGCCGACGACGCGCGCGACATCATCGTTGAGGGCGAATCCGGCATCCTCGCCTGCGCCCCGCCCGACTTCCGCCCGCGCTACGTCCCCACGAAACGCCGCCTGGAATGGCCGAACGGCTGCCGCTCCCTCATCTTCACCGCCGACGAGCCCGAGCGCCTCCGGGGCAAGCAGCACAATCGCTTGTTCTGCGATGAGGCCGCATCCTGGCGTTACCCCGAAGCGTGGGACCAGGCCATGCTCGGCCTGCGCCTGGGCCGCGACCCGCGCGCGATGGTCGCCACCACCCCCAAGCCCGTCAAACTCATCCGCGACCTCCGCGCCCAGGTCGCCACCGGCCGCGCCGTCCTCACCCACGGCACGACCTACGACAATCGCGCCAACCTCGCGCCCGCCTTCCTCGAGCAAATCATCACCAAGTACGAGGGCACCAGGATGGGCCGCCAGGAACTCCTCGGCGAGTACCTCGATTCGGTGGATGGCGCGCTTTGGCAACGCCCGATGTTCGATGACCGCCGCCCCGCCCCCGACCTCACGCGCGCGGTGGTGGCACTGGACCCCGCGACGACCGCCAACGAGGACAGCGACGAGACCGGCATCGTGGTCGCCGGCCTGGGCGTCGATGGCCGCGCCTACGTCCTGGCCGACCGCTCCTGCCGCGCCTCCCCCGACACCTGGGCCAAGCGCGCCTGGGCGGCCTACGACGAGTTTCGCTGCGACCGCGTCATCTACGAGGCGAATCAGGGCGGGGACATGGTGGCCCACACCCTCCGCACCGTGCGCCCCACCGGCCCGCTCACCGCCGTCCACGCCAGCCGCGGCAAGCGCACCCGCGCCGAGCCGGTTGCCGCCCTCTACGAGCAGGGCCGCGTCACGCACCCCACCCCGCTCGACGCCCTGGAGGACCAACTGTGCTCGTGGACGCCCGACAGCGGCGACAGCCCCGACCGCCTCGACGCCGCCGTCTGGGCGCTCACGCACCTCATGCTCGGCAGCACGGAACTCAATTTCTGGTAGGGGGGATGCCGATGGGACCGCTGGAATGGCTCAACCTCTGGTACAGCGGCCCGCCGAAGGCCGCCGCGCCCGACCGGAAGGCCGTCAACATCAGCAACTACGCCCCGCCGCCGATGTATGGCTACGCCGGCCGCACCAGCGTCGGCCCGGTCATGCACAGCGGGATGTACCTGACCGACCAGCGCGGCCAGCAGTCGAGCGCGGACAATAGCGCCGTCTTCGCCTGCCTCCAGACCCTCACGCGCGCCTACGTCGAGCCGCCCCTGCGCGTCTACACCTTCGACGGCGACGCCCCGGTCCCCGTGGACGGCCACCCGCTCGCCGCCCTCCTGCGCCGCCCCAATCCCTTCATGCCCGGTAAGCCCTTCCTGCGTTACACCGAGTGGTGCAAGCATACCTATGGGAACGCCTACTGGCGCAAGATTCGCGCGGGCACGAGCGGCAGCGGCAACGTGGTGGAGCTGTGGCCTATCTCACCGAGCAAGATGGCCCCCGTCACCTACAAAGGCAGCGGGGACTTTATTTCCGCCTACCGCTACACCATCGACGGCGGGAAGTACGAGGACATCCCCGTGTCCGACATCGTCCATTTCCGCATGGGGATTGACGACGACGACCAGCGGGTCGGTTGCTCGGGCCTCCAGCGCCTGCTGCGCGAGGTCGCGAGCGACACCGAAGCGACGTTGTTCGCGGATAGACTGCTCCGGAATAACGCCGTCCCCGGCCTGGTCGTCGTCCCGCCCAAAGACGCCACGATGGACGAGCAGCGGGCGCAGGAGGTCAAGGCGCGCATCGAGAGCGCCTACGGCGGGGAGAACACCGGGCGGGTCGGCGTGGTGTCCCCCGGCAGCGACCTCAAGATGCTCGGCTTCGACCCGCAGTCGATGGACCTCTCCACCCTCCACCGCATCCCCGAGGAGCGCATCTCGGCCGTGCTGGGCGTCCCGGCGGTGCTGGCCGGGCTGGGGGCGGGCCTCCAGAACGCGACCTACAGCAACGTCAGGGAACTCCGCGAGTTCTTCACCGAGAGCACCCTGGTCCCCTTGTGGGCCGAGGACGGGGAGACCATCACCCACCAGCTCCTGCCCGACTTCAGCGCCGACCCTACCATGTACGTGGCCTTCGATACCGACGATGTCCGGGCGCTCCAGCAGGACGAGAGCGACCTCTACACCCGCCTGTCCGCCGCCGTGGTCGCGGGCTGGCTGCTCCCCGCCGACGCGCGCGATGAGGCGGGCTACGACCCCGCGCCGCAACTGGACGCACCGGCAGCCACCCCACCCCCTCCCGTCGCTCCTGGGGCCGCTCGTGGCCTCTACGCGGTCGAGACGAAGGCCGGCGGCCAGGATGACTTCGTCGCGCTCCTCGCCACCGCCCGCGCCGAGGCCGAGGCGCGCACCCAGGCGGCGCTCGTGCGCGAGTTCGCGAGTTTGAAGCGGCGGGCTATCCACCGGGCCGGTGCGGGATGAGTCCAACCGAGCAGCCGTGCGCCATCTGCATGGAAGCGACGGCGCACCGGTCGCCGTATGGCTTCGCCCTCTGCGATGAGCACCGGCACGACCGCCGCGAGCGCTTGATGGGTATCCTCGTGTCTCTGGGCGGCAACGAAGACTGGGAAACGGCGCACCAAGAAGCTGATACGGCGCTGCTCGACTATATTGACGACCAGGAAGTGCGGGCCGCCTTCCGGGCGGTGGGAAAGTGGTACGCCTGATGAGCGCGCTGGTGGAGCGGAAAGACCTGACCGCCGACGACCTCTACACGCCCGAGGACGAGGCGCGACTCAAGGTTATCCTCGACCACGCCTATGTGACCATGCTCCGCACCATGCACCTCCTCACGCTCGACTACTACGCCGACCGCCTCGACCCGCGCGACTTCCGCCTGGACGACCCTTCCACCCGCGCCGTGCTGGCACACGCGGGCACGCGCATCAAAGACATCAGCGAGACCACCCGGCAAGCCCTCGCCGCACTGTTGCAGGAGGGGCAAGCGGCGGGGCTGACGACGTTCGAGATTCAGGAGCGTATCGCGCACCTGTTTGAAATCACGTACGCCAACCGCGCCGAGGTCATCGCGCGCACCGAGATTGGCGAGGCGCAGCGGGTGAGCGCCATCGACCGCTACACCGCCACCGGCCTCGTCGACCGCGTCTTCATCATCGACGGCGAGGACGACGAGCCGTGCCGCAGCCGCAACGGGAAGACGGTGCCATTGTCAGAAGCACCGACACTGGGTCACCCTCAGTGTACTTTGGTTTTAACGCCCGTCCTGCGCGAAGGAGTGGTATAACATGGCGCTACGCATCAGCACCGGAGCCCGCACCGCCATCCTCGACAGCGGCCTCGGCCCCCTGTTCGACACCGATGGCGCGCTGGCAATCTTTAGCGGCACCATCCCGGCCAACGCCGACGCCGACATTGGCGCGGGCACGCTGCTCGCCACCCTGACCCTCTCGGCCGACTGGCTGGGCGCGGCGGCGGCCGGCGTCGCCACCCTGGCCGCCATCGCCAGCGACACCGCCGTGGACGCCACCGGCACCGCCGCCTGGTTCCGGCTGCACGACGCCTCCGAGGGGCCAACCGGCAGCAGCGCCACCAAGCGCCGCATCGACGGCACGGTCGGCACCAGCGGCGCGGACCTCATCTTCGACACCACGGCATTCGTGGTTGGCGGGGCTGCCGCCGTGTCGTCCTTCACCCTGACGCTCCCCGCGAGCTAGACCGGGAGGCCACCATGCCCGCGCCCGCCCTGATGCCCCTCATCTCCCGGTCGCTCCCCGCCTACGACTCGGGCGGCTTCGGCG